CCCATACCAAGAAAAAATGTTTAATCATTTTAATACAAATAGATTTAATATTGTTTTAGCATGCCGGCAATCCGGTAAATCTATTTCATCAGTGGCATATTTACTCTGGTTTGCACTTTTCAATAGTGAAAAAGTTATTGCTGTTATGGCAAACAAGGGTGCGACCGCCCGGGAGATGCTTGGCCGAGTTACACTCATGCTAGAAAACTTACCATTCTTTTTACAACCTGGATGTAAAGCTCTTAATAAAGGATCTATTGAATTTAGCAATAATTCAAGGATTGTTGCTGCTGCAACATCAGGATCATCTATTCGCGGTATGTCAGTTAATCTTCTTTATCTTGACGAGTTTGCATTTGTTGAAAGAGCAGCAGAGTTTTATACCTCAACTTATCCGGTTGTGTCATCTGGTAAAGATACAAAAGTTATTATTACGTCAACTGCAAACGGTTTAGGTAATGTCTTTCATAAAATCTGGGAAGGTGCAATACAAGAAACAAATGAATTTATTCCATTTAGAGTCGACTGGTGGGACGTTCCAGGAAGGGACGAAGAGTGGAAAAAAGCTACAGTAGCTAATACTTCGCCTGTACAATTTGATCAAGAGTTTGGAAACACATTCTTTGGTACAGGAGATACTCTTATTAATGCTAATACACTCCTTGAATTAAGAAGGCATGATCCATTAGAAATTACAAAGGATGATGTAAAAGTTTATAATCAACCAATCAAAGATCACAATTATGTAATGTTAGTTGATGTTGCTAAAGGAAGAGGACAGGACTATAGTACTTTTAGTGTAATCGATATTAGCGCGGAGCCGTTTAAGCAGGTTGCTGTATATCGCAATAATCTTATCTCTCCCCTCCTCTTCCCTAATATTATATATAAGTATGCAAATTCCTACAATCAGGCGATGGTTGTAATAGAATCAAACGATGCTGGAATGGTTGTATGTAATGGCTTATATCATGAATTAGAATATGAAAATATGTTTGTTGAGTCAGTCATTAAAGCAGATGCGCTTGGTATTCTTATGACTCGTAAAGTAAAACGAATTGGATGTTCTTCATTTAAAGATTTACTAGAAAATAACAAACTTGAAATTGTAGATGAAGATACAATCATAGAAATTTCTACGTTTACTGCAAGAGGCTCATCATACGAAGCATCAGATGGGAATCATGATGATATTGTTATGAATTTGGTTATGTTTGGATATTTTGCTGGAACATCTGCGTTTAGTGAGATGACTGATATTAGTATACGTGATTTAATGTTTCAACAAAGAATGCAAGAAATTGAAAATGACATATTAGATTGGGGTTTTGTAGATGATGGTTTGGATGATATTGCTCCAGCAACTGCAGATCAACCATGGTCAACAGATTTAAATGTAAATGAAAGACCGTGGATTATTCAAGAATGGTAATAATTTTTTAAAAATCAAATGTATATAAATATAACTAATTGAACATAACCGTATTATGAAACTTATAATTTCTATTAGATTGGAAAAGGAAACGACATGGCAATATATGCACCATCAGAGTCTCCGGCAGTAGTTACAAGAGAAATTGACTTAACAAACGGCGTACCCAATGTACCTACTTCTACAGGTGCCATAGTGGGTGATTTTCGCTGGGGTCCATGTAACGAACCGATTCTCATTAATAATGAAGGAACACTAGTAGCCACATTTGGAACACCAAATGACGCCACTACTGTAGACTTTCACAGCGCATCATACTATCTTAGGTATTCTAATGACCTTTATGTCATTAGAGGTATGGATTCAGATACAGGCACTAACGCATTCCAAAGTGGTGGTACAAGATCTGTTCAGACAATTGAAAACGATGCTGAATTCGATCAAATGTTTGGCACGCTAACAGATAGCGGACACACATTTATAGCAAGATATCCAGGAGATCTTGGAAATTCATTAAGAATAGAAATCTGTGGGTCAAACCATGCAGATCCAACAAATGCAGCATATCATACAGATTATGATGCTTGGGCATATAAAGATAATTACGATACTGGCCCTGGTACATCAGCACATACTGCGGCTATTGGCGGTAAAAACGATGAAGTTCACGTTGCTATTATAGATACTACTGGTGATCTTTCCGGAACAGCCGGTTCAGTAATAGAAACATATCCATATGTTTCACAAGCTAAAGGTGCACAAAATGCTGACGGAACTAATAACTTTATAACTGATGTTATTAATAGTAGATCTCAGTATGTCAAATTAGTTACTATGCCAAGCGGTATGGGAACTGGAGCTGGTTCAGCTGCAACATCAACGTCAGATATGAAACTAGGTGCACAAGTAAATGTAGTATTAACTAACGGGGATAATGGCGATCCGTTAGGAGTTGGCGATTGGATGAATGCGTATAATACAGTTGAAGATGTTAATGAATACTTAATTGATTTTATTATATCTCCTAGCTTAAATGGATCAACTGATCATTCAACATTAGTTAATCATTTAACATCTATTGCGGCAACAACGAGAAAAGACTGCATGGTTTTTGCTTCACCGAATAGATCTGCTGTTGTTAATAATAGAGCACAAGCTAATGCAGATATTCTCACTGGAGTTTCTAGCTTTACGCGAAGCTCGTATTTAGCAGTAGATAATAACTTCTTGAAGGTATATGACAAATATAACGATAAGTATATTCATATTCCTGCCGCATCATCAACAGCTGGTCTATGTGCAGCTACTGATAATAATTTTGCTCCTTGGGTATCACCTGCTGGTACACGAAGAGGTCAGTATTTTGGTGTGACAGCACTAGCTTATTCTCCGAATAAATCACAAAGAGATCAACTTTATAGAGCTGGCATAAACCCAGTCACTAATATGCCAGGTCAAGGTATATTGTTGTTTGGTGATAAAACACACTTATCAAGACCATCAGCATTTGATAGAATCAATGTTCGTAGACTCTTCTTGGTTATCGAAAGAGCCATTGCAGAAGCTGCTAAAAATATTCTATTCGAATTTAATGATGAATTTACAAGAGCTGAGTTTGTAAATATTATTGAACCACTTTTGAGAGATATAAAGGGTCGAAGAGGTATTACTGATTTCAGGCTAGTAGCCGATGAAACTAATAATCCAGCTTCGATTATTGATACAAATCAATTTGTAGCAAGTCTCTTTATTAAACCAGCACGGTCAATTAACTTCATCACTCTTAACTTCGTTGCAGTTCGCACGGGCGTTTCGTTTGAAGAAGTTGTTGGTCAGGCTACATAAGGGGATAGGAGAATAAAATGGCAATTTTAGGTGTAGACCAATTTAAAGCTAAATTAGCAGGTGGAGGTGCCCGCCCGAATCTGTTTAAAATTACTTTAGCATATCCAATTATTATGACGGGTGATGTTGAATTAACATCATTTATGTGTAATGCTGGACAATTACCTGGATCGAATGTAAGTTCTATTCCTGTACCATATAGAGGAAGAATCCTTCATATGGCAGGAGATAGGACATTTGATCCATGGTCAGTAAATGTAATCAATGATACTAACTTTGAAGTAAGACGTAGTATGGAAATTTGGATGAATTCGATGAATGCTCATTCAGCAAATACTGGTGTTACTTCTCCATTAGATTATCAAGCTGACTTAACTGTAGAACAACTCGATAAAAATGAATCTGTGCTTTATGCATACAAATTTAGAGGTTGTTTTCCAACAAACGTTTCGCCGATCGCGTTAGCATATTCTAGCAACGATACGATCGAAGAATTCTCGGTTGATTTCCAGGTACAATACTGGGAAAGCTACTCAGGCGGTGAAGCAACTGGTGTTAAAGTTACTACTTAATTGAGTAATAAATAGTACTGATTGAAGAGGTGTAGGGGGAAATACTTTCCCCCTCACCAACATATTTAAAGGATTAATTATGGCAGATGATAATTCACTTAAGCTTTTTGGTTTTGAGATAAAAAGAGCTGGATCAAAAAATAAAGAAGAAAAGCTGAAATCAGTCGTTACTGCAAAGGACGACGATGGTGCAGGTTATGTAACTGCATCAGGTGCCGGTCATTTTGGTCAATATATTGATATTGATGGAAGTGGTGCAAAAGATAATTACCAATTAGTAATGAAATATCGTGGAGTAGCTATGCATCCAGAATGTGATGCTGCTATTGAAGATATTGTAAATGAATCAATTGTTATAGATGAAGAATCTCCCGGAGTCTCACTTGTTTTAGATGAAATTGAGGCCAGTGAAAACATTAAAGAACAAATTACAGAAGAATTTGCTAATATTTTAAGAATGTTAAATTTTGCAGAAGATGGCCATGATATCTTTAGAAGATGGTATATTGATGGTAAAATTTACCACCATTTAGTTGTAGATCCAAATAATGAAAAAATGGGTATTCAAGACATTCGATTTATTGATGCTCCAAAAATGCGTAAAGTAAAAGAAATTAAAAAGAAAAAAGACCCATTGACAAATGCTGATATAATTGAAAATGTAAAAGAATATTATGTGTATCAAGAAACGCCTGGTAAGGGCGGTGCCGGAACAATACATACTTCACAAAACAAACAGGCTGTAAAATTTACTCAAGATTCTGTCAGTTATGTGACTTCTGGTTTGTTAGATGAAGCAAGAAAAAAAGTTCTTTCGCATTTACAGAAGGCTATTAAGCCAGTTAACCAATTAAGAATGATGGAAGACTCGCTCGTTATTTACAGACTAGCTCGAGCGCCAGAAAGAAGAATTTTTTATATCGATGTTGGTAACCTTCCAAAGGGTAAAGCCGAAGAATACATGAAAAATATTATGGCTAAATATCGTAATAAACTAGTATATGATGCTAACACAGGTGACTTGCGAGATGATCGTAAACATATGTCAATGCTTGAAGATTTTTGGTTACCACGCCGAGAAGGTAATAGAAGTACTGAGATTTCAAGTCTTCCAGGTGGTGACAACTTAGGACAGATTGATGACATTATTTACTTTCAAAAACGTTTGTATAAAGCTTTAAATGTTCCATTACAGAGATTAGATCAAGAAAATAATGGCTTTAGTCTTGGACGTTCTACAGAAATAAGCAGAGATGAGGTTAAGTTTCAAAAATTTATTGATAGACTTCGTAATAGATTCTCACATTTATTTCTTAAAATTTTACAAAAACAGCTAGTGCTTAAAAAAGTTATAACTGAGGCTGATTGGTCAAAGTGGGAAAAAGACATTCGAGTTGATTATAACAGAGATAATCACTTTGTCGAATTAAAAGAGTCAGAAATTTTAAAAGAAAGAGTACAAACATTAGATATGGTTAGTCAATATGTAGGAGAGTATTTTACAAAAGACTGGGTCATGAAAAATGTTTTAAAATTATCTGAAGAAGATATAAAAGATTTAGAAGATAAAGTCGATGATGAAAACGCTGAAAAAGAACGTGAAATGGAAGATGAACAACCAGATCAGCAAGAGCCTTTACAACCTGAGGCACCAGAACAAGCCGCAGAACCGCCTCAAGGGCAGAAAAATAATTAAATTTTAAAATAATTAATTGTATAAATATAACTAAATAAGTGGAGAATACAATGGAAGACGATATTGAAAATGATTATGAAATTGAAACTACCGCAGAAGAAGATATAATGGTTGATGAACCTGTACAGCAAGAGCATGAAGTTAATCCATTGATGGATATGGTAAATGCGATTGGTGACGGCGATTTGACCAAAGCTGGTGATTTGTTTGGTGCAGAATTAAACAGTAGATTAAGTGATACTATTGAACAAGAAAGAATTAGTGTTGCAAGTAATATATATACTGATAAAGAAGAATAGGAAGTAGATGCTTAAGTTTAAAGAATTAAAAGCTAATTTACAAGAGGCTTCTAATGTAGTTAAGAAGTTGAAGATAGACCGTAAAAATGTGGTTATTCAAAAACTTGCGCATAATAAATTTAAGACTTTAATTGACGGTGACGAACTCGATACATATACAAATGAAAAAGAAGCTATGGCAATGGCTAAAGAATTCATTAAGCAGTACAAAGGGAGGTAGCAAATGTTTAGTAATAATAATGAAAAACGACTTACGACATATGCTTCTTTGCTGCAAAATATAAG